ATCACTTAAGTAAGGTATAATATTTAAACCCGGTATCTTCAGTATAATATAACCCATTATATGGTTTAAGTATATTATCTACTTGATTAGCATTAGTTAAAAACCCCGCAGCCTTATCTTTAAGTCCGTTAACCGCTGAACCTGCCTTTTCAGCTCCCTTAATTAATGCATCTTTTACCCCAGGAAATGAAACCCCTGAAGATTCTAACGTGTCATAAACATTTAGTTGTTCTGAACCTACTTGAACATTACCAGATTTAACTCTATCAGCTCCTGTTTCTATTACATCTGCCCCGGCTAAAATACCATAAAAGAAATTAGCTAAAGTTGAGTTAGTTAATAATCTTTTTTCTTTTATATATGCTGCTGGTATATCTTGTCTAGACGATTTTGGACTTTTTGTCCAAGGAAAATCACTTATCACATCTATTGGATCTGTAGAGCTATTATTAATTTTACCATATATTCTACCATCCCCTGTATAACTAAAAGGGTCAACAGTATTTGCAGTACCTCTTGTTAAAATAGGAAGTATTTTATTTTCGTCAAATGTAAAACTGTATAGATCAGGCATTATAAATATTTAATGTTAGTGGAAAACTATGGTAAAATTTAATACCCCATTTGTAAAGATCTAAAAGCATCTCCACTTTGGTTAAAATTCTTTAATTCATTTGATTGAGGGGCTGGTGAGGATGAAACTGAACCTGTTTTTTCTAATATTTGTCTTAGTAATATATTTTGTTCATGCATTAATTTTAAGGCATCATATTCTACATCTATTAACTTACTTAACATTTTAGGTGTCTTATTTAACGCTTTTCCTAAAGGACCACCATCTTTCATTGCGTATAAAGTATCTTGAGAATCTGGTATTACAACTTCCCCTTGTTTCGTAATAATACCGTCCTCTATATTTTTGGTCATCGCTCCCGGGCGGTCAGGTGCAATGCGGGGTAACCCTCGTGCGGCAATCTCTTCTGCTGCTGACATACCTGCGTATTCACCGTAAATTTCCTTAGTGTTTGCATCTCGAGCTGAGTTTATCGCTTCCATATCGTCGACGACCGGTCCTAAATTTATCCCTAATGCATCAGCTACTCTACTTCTTACACTAAACCCAAAAAGAGATTCAGGTAAGAAACTTAACATTTTCTTTAATAATTTATTCTTAATCGGCTCGAAGAAATCTTTCATTTGACCGAATGCAGCTTTATAACCAGCTTCTGTTCTTCCTCCAGCTTCTTCATCGTATTGACCGAAAAAGAAGTCTCCGATAGCTGCTAATACTGGCATACCATTTCTACCAATTTGACTTAAACCTCCTTTAAAGTCACCACCAAACACTTTAACTATACCTTCGTAAATACCTATAAAATTTTTCATAGGAAATTTATCTTTAATAGGTGCAATCAAAGTACTTATAAAATCCTTACCTTTTCCTGCTAAACTACTAATTTTTGAACCTATACCAGATGACATATCATCAACCGACCCTTCACCACCAAGAAATAAATTATTAAATAAGTTCAGTACATCAAAGATTGGAAAAGCTGTAACCATTTTACTAATACCTGATGAAATATTACCTGAGAATATTTCTTCAACACCAGTACCTAATGCTATAAAATTTCTTAAAGGAAATACACCCTTCATTTTTTCGAATATTTTACCCATAAAATCTTTTAAAGTTCTTGATTTAGCCTCTCCGAGAGTTTCGCCTTCTTGTTGTTCAGTGTTAGCACTTAACATGGCACTTAAAACATCTATACCTATTTGTAACGGTAACACGAACGGTTGTGCACCAGGTACAAAATATAGTAAACCAGTCAAACCACTAACCAAATCAAACATACCACCGACATAATCATCATTTTGAAATGCAGAATATGCAAAGCCGAAACTTATTAATGATCCTATAAGTGGTATTTTTTTAAGTAAAGGTTTCATTAAAGTACCTAAACCTTTAGCTGCTAATTTTAAACCTGCGGATAAACCACCTTTACCTATAACTTGGAGAGTGTCTTGCATACCACTACCACCGTCAGAAAAAATACCACCGACTAAAGCACCAAGACCACTGAGTATTAATAAAGCAGGGCCAAGCAGTTTCTTTATAAAGTCAAAACCACCTGAAATTATCCCTCCTTTTTCTTCACCTGCTTCACCAGGGCCTAGTACGGCTAAATCTTTTTCAGCATTTCTACCAAAATCGGTAACTATAACAGGTGTAACTTCTTTAACTAACTTTTCCTTTTTATTAGGTTCAGTTTGGAATAGTTTACCACCACCTTTACTTGCACCTATAGTCTTACCGATAGCTGATTCTAAGGTTTTTAACCTGTTATCAGTATCGACTGAGACCTTTGAAATTATTCCGAGTGCTTCCCCTATTGTAGCTTCTGCCATCAATATTATTTAGGGTAACTATTGTACTATAAAGAAGTCTGCAGTTATATTAATATTTGTATCAGTCTTCGGTATTTTACTTAAATTTAATTCTAAATCCCTAACTTCATTGATATACTTTAGTATATCCTTTAATTCATATGTATTAATTTCATTAATGAAATTCAATGAATTATCTAAATCATCCTGTATATTAATAGTTGTTTCACCGAAATTAATTTCTTCGATAAATTTGAGCATTTCATATACATATAAATCACTTATTAAAAGGTTAATAACCCCATCATCAAGTTTTTTATTTTTATATTTTTTAAGTAAAATTTTATTAATTTTATTATCAATTTCTAAATTAGGACTTTTAAGTTTAAAAGTGAAATTTTCAGTAACTACTTCTTTTGCTTCTATTACTATTTCTTCTTTATTTTTTTCGATAACCTCTGAAATATTGTATGTATTACTATCCTCATCCTTATATTCATTTGAAATCTTCTGTCTAAGAGAAAGTGATATATTGACTCTATCTAATGTATTTAGATCTTTAATATCACCTATAAAATTCTCTTTAATTATATTAAAAAAAGTTACGTTAAAGAATAGAACAGATAAACTAGACGAAAAACCATTTTCAATAATAGATTTTTGTTGTTTCAAAGATAACGGAGAAATTTGTAACTCTTTGTTATTTGAAGGAGAGAAGAAATTTAAATTTTTCCTTAAATTTTTAATTTCATTTAAAACGGTTTTAAAATTATCAGACATATGTATATATATTTACTGCTGGTTTAAATTTATACCAGTCGAGGATGAAGATTCTTTTTGAGCATTAAATTCCTTTACTATTTTATTATAAAATATCTTCAACTCTGTAAAACTGTAATTTTTAAAATCAGCTGTATTTAAATTTAACTGCTTTATTAAAATATATTCAAAATCATAAAGGTTTTCTAATGAAGTGTTAAAAATATTTTTTAAAAAATATAAAACATCTCCATTATAAACTGATAGCTTTGTATCTAATACTTGAATAGTACTTTTTGTTAAATAATTACCGCAATCCGTAACAATTTGGGAAAAATTTAAATCGGGAATATTATCCAATATTTCTTCCTTTTGATTCAAGGTAAAATTACTAAAGTCTATTTTTTTACCATTTAAATTAATGCTTTTTAAATTTTTATATAACTCATTAGTTAAATCTGATATAAAAAAAGTATCAAAATTTTTGAAAGCTAAATTTTCTGATGTTAAATCCCTTTCTTCTATATGGGTATTTTCTATTATATGTTGGGTATTTAGTTTATAGTTTTTATCATTATAAATTAGATCTACATCTTCTCCTAAAATTAATGATCTGATATGTAACAAACATTTTAATTTATCAAAAGCTGTAGGTTTTTTTTCAGTAAAAACATTATCCTTGTATAATTTCTCAAATATTTTATTTAAAACTTGTAGATCATCAGTTAAAAATGATTTAACCAAATTTTTATATTCAAAATAACTTAGTTCGGTTATTTTGTAATCATCAAAGTAATATGAGTTCATTAATAAAAGGGATTTATATTTTTTAACATCTCATTAACGCTGAGATATAGATTACTACTTATTTCATATTTGTCAAATGTCCAAGTTGTGTTAAAATTCTTTACACCTTCATCTTCACTATTAGAATAATCTCTATTAGAAATAGATGTTGGAACGCAATTATAAAATCTCCATGTTTTTCTAGGTATTTGAGATAAACCTTCTTTACTACGTGTATACTGGACAATGGTTAAATTCGTTTTTGGGTCTTTTAAACGTTCAGCCTCATCTTCAGGGTTTCTTGCTACTAAACCGTAGTGAGATGCCATAATAACCCATGGTCTTATAACAAAGTCTACAAATGATGTATTAGTTTCCCGTAAACTTAAATTAAAATTACCAAAATTACCTCTATTTTTTAATACAGAACCAGCTATAAAACCTCTATTATTAGGTATTGTGGCCTTATCTGCTATTACCGAATCGTCTGGTATACTAAACTGATTAGCAAATATACAACCTACCATACCTTGGTTTTTAAAATTAGTAGTAGTTACTTTAGGTAAATTAATATCAAATCCTGTTGAATTAACTACCGGTTCTAAATTACGTAGTACTTGGGTTGTTAAACCTGCTGGAAAGTTATCAATTAAAACTATAAATTGAGTGTTCAACGGTATAGAAGTACTCCATTGACTTAAACTGTTTAAAAAAGAGTCCCTAAAGCTTATTAACGGTGTACCAGGTAGATTTGTACCAAATAACGATAAACCAGGTTGCGCTAATGTACCACCAACTATATTATTAACAGGGTTTGATACCCCCCTGATAACATTATTAACTGAATTTAGTATTTTAGTAGGCATTTATATATATTTATACAAAAAAAAGCTCTCACGAAGAGAGCTTTTAATTTCAAATAAAGAGTTATTAAGCTGTTTGTCTAAAATAATGATAAGTTAATGTAACGTCAAAATCTAGAACCGTACCATCTTGCGTAACGTCATACTGTAATTCACCTACACTTTTAAGTGCAACACCAACTAGTTGGAATTGAGATATTCTATCTAATTCTTTATCAAGCAAAGCTAAATCAATAACACTATCAGCAGTTGGCATAAAGTAATTACCTGTACTATCTGCATCATTAAAAGTATCATTTAAAACTTGTAAAAATCTATTTCTAAGATCGTAACTTTCATCACATCTAAAAGTAATAGTATACCCTTCACTTCCTGTATATTTTGTAACACCGGGTACATTAAAGTTTAAACCCATATATGGAACTGCTTGTGATGTTACTTCTTTACCGGGCAATTTAGCTGTCTTAGCATAAATTAAATCATCTTCGTCGAAAGCTATCTCAGTACCGTTACCAAAATTAATGTTTAAAACTCTGAATAGATTATTTCTTGCAAAGTCCTTCGCTTGGGCTTGGGTATAAAAATTTTGTATTGTTTGTCTAGTCTGTGCCATGGTTATTAATATTTATTCATTTATACCAAATTTAACCCGTTAATAATAAGTTAAGATTAAATTAAAGTGCTGCTATTCTAAGTTTAAATGCTGCAAAGTCTGCACTTGCTGCTACTTCTGTTTTTAAAGTTGCTAAAGGAATGCGCGCATTAATGGCATTGCCACTAGTGGCAATTGCAGCTGTATTTGTATTTACTTCACTATGTAATTCATTAACTGCAGTAGCTAAAGTATTTGCAGTTGTAGCTAAATTAGCTGATCCTATTTTATTACCAGATAATGTAAGATCAAGAGCAGATACACGAGTAACATAAGTGTAAGCGGTTAAAGCCGCGTATTTAACATCATATAAACCATCACCGATTTCGGCTTTAAAAAAATCAGTATATGTGCATAATGTTGCAACATCTGAAGTTACACCTGCAAGATTTATATCATCTACATCCGCTGAAAGAACTTGAAAGAAAGCAAAATTAGTATCAATAACAGTGCTTATTGCATTAATTGATGTGGTTGCAGCAGTAGCGTCAAGAGAAAGAGCGTCTATAAGCACTGTATTCGCGTCGACACCACCTGAAAGAAAAGTAATATCACCAACATTCTCTGCTGAAAATGAAGCAACTCCACTATCTATTCTTATTATATCATTACCTACTAAGTTAGCATAGGTAATCTTTTTTGAAGCATCGGCATCAGATGCACCAGCATCTACTATATATAGTAAATCATTGCTAGTAAATTGAGCAATATTCAACGTTGGTAAATCTGTTAATTTTCTATTAGGCATTTTATGTTACTGATTGTAGTACTCCATTTATAAAGTTTAAAGTTCCACCTGCTGTGGTTATACTCTGAGTTAACCCTCCGGTAAGAACGGTTATTTTAGTATAAGCTGTCTCAGCATACTCAGTAGTTTGCCATAAATCTTCAGTCTCTGCTGAAAGGACTTTGACCTGACTCGATAGCACTGCAAAATCTGTTACAAAGTTAGTTAAATTTAAAGTTATATAAAACCCAGATAAAGATCGTACTTCTGCTGTAAAAAGATTTACGTTATCATTTAAATTTGTAATAATACCATTTGTACCACTTAGTAGATCATTAAACGTTATTCTATTAGACGTACCTGCATCACCCTTAACAATATATAGTATATCATTATTGCTAGGAAAGGTTAAAGGTGCTAAATCTGATACTTTTGTATCTGCCATGTAATTATTTAATTAAATGACTTTGTTATTAAACTAATTCGTTAAAATCTGTACCTGTTTTTGTTGCGTAGAAGTTAACTAATATAAACTCTGCTGCTCTCGTTGGCTTTAAGTATATATCAACTCTTAATTCATTGGAATCAATAATATCAGGTGTATTGTTTCTTTCATCACAAATAATCAGATAATCGTATACTCCTTCAGTATTTTTAACATTCTCAAAAATAGGTGTCAACGTATTGACTACTCGAGTTCTAGTTAATAAAGTATTTGGTTCAAATACAAAATTACGAACTGTATTTTTAGTAGCTTTTTCCAAGTATATGAATAAACGTCTTACATTAATTCTATCAAACGCACTCGGTAATTTTTGAAGTGTTTTCTGACCGAATACAACTGGCCCTTCAACTGGGAACGAAGGAACTGGATTAACAGATATCTTATATAGTTGGTCTCTTTGTTTCTGCGTTGGAAATAATGCTAGTCCAGCTGCTCCTGTCAATCTACCTCTAGTAAATCCTGCTGGTGCAAACCATGGATCAAAAGCTGAATCTGAATTAGCCATTATCGCTCCTAGATAACCTGATGAAGGGCAATATGATAAGCCTCCATATACCGAATCTGTGCTTTGTATCCACTGACCATACGTCGCTGCATAACTTGAATTAACTTGACTTGCAAAAGCTTTGATCGGGTTAAGTACGTCTCTAGAGAAATTCTTATTACTATCTTGCAGTGTTAAGAAACTATCCCCTGCTACAAATATTGGTCTGGGTAGATCAGCAATGAAAATATGATCTTTTCTTCTAAATTCAGCAAACGTTACAAATCTAGTTATAATATCATTCCATAAAGCTCTGTAGTTCATAGTTTGTGAAGATCGGGTTGTGTTATCTGTTCTTGTTGTTCTAAACCCCTCGATAGCTGAAACTGCTACCGTATCATCATATGAACCGTTAATACCGCTTGTAACCATCGTGGTTGAATAAATTGTTGATAAACCACCATCAATTGTTATATCTATATCAAATCTTTCTGCATTTTCTACAGTATCTAATAAACGATCTAATTTTTGAGGTACATTACCTATAATTTTTGTACTTAAATCAGTAGTTGCATATGAACCTAAAGCAAATAAGCTATCTGCATCACCTAAAGCATTAAAAGGAAATGACGTTGCTAACATCGTTGCAGTTGATGCATTAGTTGCACCGAATTCAGCTGATAAATTATTAACAATTGAACTACCATTAACTCTTTTAGTGTTAAATCTTATTTTTGTGCGAGGTTTACCATCTGGATCTAAATATGTTGCTTTAGTTCTGTTACTTAAGAAATCATTAACCATTATATCCATTGTTGGTAGCTGATTTTCTGTTTCAACTCTAAATGGTACCGGTACACCACCTAATGGGTCATTAATCTGTCTATGATAATCTAGTGAACCGACAACTGTTTCTTCTAGATTTAAAGATAATCTAATTGTATTATTAGTTGTTGGTGTTGATCCTAATTTGAATAGTCCAATTGATAAAGTATCGTCGAATTGATTTCCAGCAATATCGAAATCAGTTAGATTTTCCATTTGCTCAGATATACTATTCGGTGTAACCCCAAACGTATCCTCACTATTATCAGTCGGAGCTGAAAGGACATTCTCGAGCCTGGTTGAGGGTAAATTAATAAACGATTCAGGTCCAAGTACATTTCGATTACTGCTAACAGTATTAGCTAATGTTTGGATACTTCTAATACCATCGAAAGGTGTTGCAGGATTTAAATTTGTATTATCAATTGCACCTAAGTAAAACCCTTGGAAATTTTGGTCAATCGTTGTTTGAGCTTTATTGATAACAAGCATTGCAGCTTTACCGAGATCTTCTAATGAACTAAAATCTGTTGATGATGTATCTTTCCAAGTAAATCCATCGTTTTGCTGTATTCTAAAATATGTATCTTGATCAATGGTAAAGTGTTTCGGTTCACCGAGAAGTACTGAACGAATACTACTTACTGCTCCGGTATTTGTAAAACCGGGTAGGGTGGTAACTCTTTTTAAGTCGTTATCGATGGAAACTGCTGAACCAGGGTATGCTAAAACACTATAATTATTACCGAATCCAATACCTCTATCAACACCGTAAGGCATTCTATAAACAAATACATTTGCTGGACTATTAAACAATGCATTAGCTGTACTTGTTAAGTATAATTCTGCAGGAGCAGTTGGTTCACCGTAAATATCAGCAAATTCACTACGTGAAGTTACTTGAATAACTTCATCAGTTGGTCCTTTATCTGCAAAACCTGTAATTAAAACGTTTGTACCTGCAGGAACTACAGGTCTTATAGATTGATCGATTTCTCTAATTTCTACACCGGGAGATTGAATTGTACGTGCCATATACTATTATTTATAGCATCCCGTATGAAGATTATACCAATTCAACTAATAACTGAGAAAATGCAAATTCTAATGTTGTTTCTATTTCTCCTGATTCTCGATAATTAAAATTAATACCCCCTAAATTAACAGGGAAAGCTTTTGTAAACATGAATTTAACTTTGTTTTTATCAAATTCATCTTTAGCATATAGTGTAATATCGGTTTGATATAAATCGGTAGGTGTAAGAGTGTTTGGATTTCTTCTTTCTTTAGGGGAAACATTAGGTTTATTAAATATACCTTTACCATTAAACGTAGAAATCTTTTCATCGTTCATTAAATCGAGCCATTTATATAATACCCAATAATTATTATATTCATTATCAATAGTAAAATTAACAGTTACATTTTCATAGACTGGTCTTGTATGTTTCGACACTTTCATTGATTGACCAGCATAATATAAGCTTTCTTCAGGTACTTTTATTTGTGGTACAACTGTACCGTATACTGAAAACTGTAAACTATTTTCTATTATACCAGTATTTTTTCTACTACCTAAATAATCATTACTAATGTCTTTAAGTATAGGCGGTAGACTTAAAACAAGTAAAAACTTATCTAATCTACTTTTATTAAACTGTGATTGATTTATTGTCCCCATACCTTAAAGCCTTGCATTTGTAATTGATCTATTTCACTATTAGTATTAGAAGCGTTGCCTATAATAACTGGTAGTGTGCTGTTAGTCCCGCCTTTTTCATTGCTATATAAAGAAGTTGGGTCCATAAAATATTTAATACCAAAATCCATTTGTTGCAGTTCTAAAGGTCTATTATTTGTATCTTTTTTAACTACATCAAAATATGTTTCAACAATATCATTATCTAGTATAATCAGGTTCCACATGAGTGAGGTGACTAAATCATCGTGATACCCCTTCTTTGCATTCCATGTACCATTCGCAGCTTTTACATAGTTTTTTAATTCTTTAACAGTTCTGCTATCATTTATTTGTACTGACTCTAATTCATTAACCCAATATCGCATATTTGTAACTGCCTTGTATTTCGTATTAGTATGTGAAATTATGCCTAATTGTTGTTTCTTTCTATTAGCCAATGAACCACCCCATGATACAATATTTTCATAATCGTGAGTATTTTTAAGTATATCAACTACCTGACCACCGCTATTATTTCTTTCAACACAAACTAATGGGTTACCCCAGTGCTGCAATATTTCATAAACCTTTTCAGTGAAGTTATATGGTGATATTTCATTGTTATGGTATACTGCTACTTGTTTAATGTTGGTTAAATCGGTATAATCTAATATTTGAACTACTGATGCATCTTTACCTAACCCTTCAGCAGTATCAACGCTTGCTATATATATACCGTTTTCTGAAGGCTCATCCCATAAAAGATATTTACCATCATCGAATACAAATTTTGGTTCAGAAGTTTTACTTTTAAGTTTTTGAAATAATTCATCATTAACTGAACTTTCTCCTGATGAAATAAATTCACAATTAAATTCTTGCTCAAATGCTTCTCTACTACCGATACTATTGATAGTTTGCTTTCTCCATTTTTCATCTCTACCTGGTACTTCATTCCATAAAATTTTATCACACGCCCAATCATTTTCATTATTTTCAGCTCCTGAATATAATTTGTAAAAAAGATTATCAGTACCATTAGCAGTTGATGCAATAAAAATTTTAGATTTCTTTGAAGAAGAAACAATTGGATAAACTGATTTCCAGAAATCATCTACTAAATGTGGCTCAATAAAAGCAAGCTCGTCAAGTATAAGACAATTTACCGATTGACCACGAGCAGCAGTACCAGTTGTGGTAGATATACCTATTTTTGTACCATTGGCTAATAATATAGATGTTTTACCATATTCTTTAACACCCGGTTTTAACCAGTTAGGCAATTCTTCATATGCTAATCTAATTCTACTCATTATTTCTAATGCTGTACCTTCTTTATTAGCTACAATTAATATTCTTTGATCTTCATTAAAGCATGCAATCCATAAAGCATAAATTGTCATCATTGTAGTTTTTCCTATCTGACGGCTTGCTAATAATATAAAAAAGCGATTATCTCTCATTTTACGTAATGCTCTTTTTTGACAGTAATGCAGGTCAATTGTCTTTTTACCTTCATCTAGGGATATAATATAAAAGAACCTTTCTGCAAAGTGTAAAATATTTTTCTTACACTTTTGTAGGTCTTGAACCATGCTTGGTGTATACTCAAATTCCGAACCAACCGTAGGTAGATTCGGGTTATTCATATAATTTTGTTTATTTTTAATCATCTCGCTATA